CGGCACAAGGGTAAGAACGGAGCAGAGGACGTCAAGAAGGCCATCCACTACTGTGAGCTCCTGTTGCACTATCAGTACAGTGACGAGATTTACGACTAATGGCCAAGATCCACTTCTTAAAAAAGCCGGACAACACATCATCAAGTATGACCTTGACCAGAGTGTTCTGTGATGACTGTGGCACCGGGCTGCAGTATTGGCTAAGTCAGGAGGAGGACACAGCATATGGACTCTGCCCTGCTTGCCATCTGGGGGCGCCAGTAGAGGTTAGCTGGTCCGAGCAGATACAAGATGACCAATAGTGGTATAATCGAGCCATGAGCAAATTTATCATTGGCAGTGACCTTAACGATGCGGACCTCGAGCTGGTGCAGGACTTAGCTCAGGCGCTGTATGACCGCGATCAGTTACTGCTTGATGATGTGATACACCTTAGTAGACAACGACTGGAGAGGGCCTGTAGATGCTTCCAGAGCCCTTGTATATGTGAAGAATGAGACCAACAATATTTAATGATGAACTAGCGAGCACCATTTGCAGACGATTAGCCTTGGGCGAGAGCGCCCGGCAGATCTGTCGTGATGACTCAATGCCAGCACTCAGCACGTTAATGAAGTGGGTAACGGACAGTGACAAGAAAGACTTTTCGGAGCAGTACGCGAGAGCTCGGGATTGTCAGGCTGACTTTTACGCTGATGAGATTGTAGACATTGCAGATGAGCTATCCGAAGACGCTGACAGCAATGCGATCCAACGCGCTAAACTCCGAGTAGACTCCCGCAAGTGGAAGGTTGCCCGGATGTCTCCCAGAAAGTACGGGGACAAGTCGCAGGTTGACCATGTGAGCAGTGACTACTCCATGCAGCCTACCCATGTGACCTTGGTCGCTGAGCCCTTCCCTGATGACCAAGACGTCCACTAAGGCTGAGATACGCCTACCACCTAAGATAGTCTCGATCTTTGAAGGGTCCGCCAGATACCGGGGAGCCTATGGGGGTCGTGGGTCAGGCAAGACCAGATCGTTTGCCCTGATGACTGCAGTGCGTGGTTACCAGTGGGGGATGGCAGGCAAGAGTGGCCAGATCCTCTGTGCCCGTGAGCACCTCAACTCTCTCGATGAGTCTAGCCTTGAAGAGATCAAGTCAGCTATCCGCAGCGTGGATTGGCTCAATTCCTATTACGAGATTGGTGAGAAGTTTGTCAGGTCCCGTGATGGCCGTATCAACTATGTTTTTGCCGGTCTAAGGCGAAACCTCGACAGCATCAAGTCAAAGGCTAGAATCATTCTAGCGTGGGTAGACGAGGCTGAGGGGGTGTCTGACAGCGCATGGCAGAAGCTAATACCAACTGTCCGGGAAGAGGACTCAGAGATCTGGGTAACGTGGAACCCGGAAACCAAGCGCTCAGCAACGCACAGGCGATTCAGGCTAGACCCTCCAGAGGACAGCAAGATCATCCAGATGAACTGGGAGGACAATCCCTACTTCCCTGATGTGCTGGACAAAGAGCGCAAGGATGACAAGGCTAAGCGCCCAGACCTGTATGACCATATCTGGAATGGCGACATGCTGATCCATGCTGATGGTGCGTTCTATGCGGAAGAGATGCGTGCAGTTAACAACGAAGGCCGTCTTGGCGAGGTGCCATATGAGCGCTCTGTTGGCGTTGTAACGGCTTGGGACCTTGGGGTAGGCGATAGCACTGCCATATGGTTTGCGCAGATGGTGGGGCAAGAGGTGCGCCTTATAGACTACTATGAGTGCAGTGGCGTGGGTCTGGATCACTACGCAAGAGTGTTAGCTGAGAAGGGCTACCATTACGAAAGCCATATCCTGCCGCATGATGTACGGGTCCGGGAGATGGGCACAGGTAAGTCACGGTTGGAGACCCTCGATACCTTGGCAGTACGCCCGGTAACCATTGCCCCTCAACTGGGGGTGGATGACGGGATACAGGCAGCTAGGACCATGATTAGCCGCTGCTGGTTCGATCTCAAGAAGTGCGAGCGTGGCGTAGATGCTCTCAGGCAGTACCGCAGGGACTATGACGACAAGAACATGGTCTGGCGTGGCAAACCGCTACACGATTGGACATCACACTGTGCAGACGCATTCCGCTACCTAGCAGTCGGTTACAGGCCCTTTAATGACTGGGGTGACCCTATCAGAAGGAACCTTCAGGGAATCGTTTAAAACGTGGTATAATCGGCCACATCAATCAATTAAGGTGGCACCATGGCAAAGCGGTTTTTGGGGGATAGGGCTAGGGAGATCGTAGAAGAGGTTTCTGGCCTGTTGGGACAGGCGGCACAACCTGTTAACCAGATTACTGAAGATGCAAGCGCTGGTACTGCTGGATTGCTACGAAACGTATTCCCTGCACCTCAGAGAATGTTTGACCCTGCTGATAAGGCATATAAGCCATTTCTAGAGCCGTTCGGGCAAACTCCCGGAGGCAGATACTTAGAGATGGGACCTGATGGGCCAAAAGACATTACCGGAGAATACCCGTCAAGCGCACAACTAGGCGTTGGACCTGATGGAAAGCCAAAGTTTCAGGTTGCGCCTACGCAAGCGACAAGCATCCCTGACCCAAAGGGACCCGGGCGAAAAATTAAAACAAATCTAGCAAAGAAAAAGACAGGATGGCAATGGACTCAGGCTCCTGAAGGCTATGATCCAAACCCAGATGGCGGCTTCCCAATTGTCTCTGTCAATGACGGAAAGGACCACTACTACACGTTAAACACTGATTTCCCCGAAGGTGTGGAGCTGGCTAGGTATCCTAATGAATCCAGTGAGCCTAGACTCAAGCCAACAAGAAAGGGCCATGTAAGCTTGGGTGATAAGGTTGGCGAGATAGAGATGCGAGGCAAAAAGCATCCAGTGTACAACAACATATCAATACGTCAGGCCGCCCCAGTCGCTATGGCAGGACTGCTCGGTGTAGGAATGAGCGAAGAGAGTGAGGCGAGCATTTTGGGGCCTCTATCCAAACTTGGTGCTGGACGGCAAGACCTGCTGGGAATGGCCAAGAAGATGGCAAACGAGGGCGAGGATGGAATAGACATCCGTAGTCGCACCGGCTGGGAGCTTGGGGCAGACGGGCAGTGGAGAACGGAGCTGCCGAACACGGAGACAAAACTCAACATCCCTGAAATTGAAGAGGGGAGGCAGTATTACGCTGGGACTATTGCTGACATCGTTGATGACCCGGAATTGCTGTCTCAATATGAGAAAGGCGGCAGAAAACCCACCGTTAGGGATATGGATGGTGAGATTGAAGAATATGGATCTAGGGGCACTTACGGGCCGTTAGGCGACATCGAGTTTGTTGTTGATGGCAATATGCCAGCAGATCAAGGTTTCCACAAAGAGGGCCACTTAGGCAGTAATGGCGAGTGGCAGCCTGAAGTAATTGTTATTAGCGGTAAGAGCTCACCGGCTGAGCAAAGAGCAACTGTATTGCATGAGCTGCAGCACGCCATTCAGGACCGCGAAGGCTTTGCGTCTGGGGGTGCTGCTCGTAACTTCCAAGAAGAAGAAAGAATCAGGGATGTGTTTTATAAGGGTGTTGGACTGACTCCCGCTGGAAGCAAGCGACTACAAGAGCTTGAGGCAAAAAGCAACGAAGCTGGTCAGGCCTCTATGTCGATCAAGGAGCTAAATGAGCTAGAGCGCCTAAAGGTCGAAAAGCAAATTGCTGACAGGTTCAATGCTGACACAGTAGGCGAGGCTGGAGCACGCTCTCCCTACGGAATGTACAGAGGATTGATGGGCGAGGTTGAGGCAAGAAATGTTGAAACCAGAGATAGAATGAGCCCTGATTTTCTGAAGCAAACCCCCTTGGAGTTTTCAGAGGATGTATTTGAGCCTAGAAGCCAGCAGATCTTTAGGGCTGGCAGTGACGATGAGCTATTTAATGAGCTTGCGGTTTTAGACCTTCCTAACTTCCGGTCAGACGCCTCCAGCCTTTCTGATGCGGCGGGTGTTGCGGGATTATTGGGTGCAGGATATATGGCCAGCGATTACGGCATTGACCAGTCTCCGCAAGACCGGGTTAATCAAATCGTAGATAGATTCGGCATAACTGAGCGCGATAAAGAGATAGCGCAGTCGGGGGTTGGCTATATTGAGGGGGTTGATCCCGGCATAAGAAAAACCTATGAAGGTTATTTAGGTGAGATGCTTGGGGGAGGCAGAGAGGATTACAGAAGGGCTCGCAATTTATCTGCCGTTGTAGATTTTACTCCGGTGGGCGTTCTTACTGCGCTAACCGACTATGAGGATGCAAAACAGTCAGGCGACACACTGGGCATGGTCATCAACGGCACAGCTACCCTCATGGCAGCTATACCTGCGGTTGGCCCCGGCCTTAAAAATTCTATAAAGAAATTAGCAAAAAAAGGTGATGATTTTGATGTAGGGTCTATGGCTTCAGAAATAGACGGGCTATTGACCAAAGTAGGCCGCGAGGGCGTAGGCAAGTCTGGAGAAAGAGTGGCAACCACCGGACAGTATATTGGAGGCCCTGCAGGGGTAGACACTCCAGAGAAGGTAGAGGCCATGATTGCATCATACATAAATGATGTTGAGCTAGGTCAAGCTGGCGCAGATTGGTATCAGGACAGTAGCAACTGGATTGATCAAGTCAGTCCGCCGGGTCAGCGACAAGGTGTTGCAGATGCAATTGGAGTAACCTCTCAGGGGACTAACGTAGACAGCAACCTTGGGTTTGCCATAAAAGGAATAAACCAAAAAGCTGCAGGACTACCTGTGGCAACTGGCCGATTCCCCGGCAACCAGAGCCCACTGATTGAAGATGCTTTATCTGGTGAGCGCTCTCGACTGGGGCCTAAGCGGCAACCATTTGCAGACAATTTAAGCGTGTCTTGGAACCCGGAGCAGGCAGACACGGCTGTAAACGACATTTGGCAGGGTAGGGCGTTTGGGTACACTCACCCTGATGGAAAGCCGTGGGACGCAGGGTTTAGCCCTCAGCAACACGCTTTCATGGATGAAAACATGCTGGTCATCCAAGATCGCTTAAATCAAATGAAGCTAGGCGGCAGGACAGACTGGGATAATTTGAACACGCAAGCGGCGGCATGGTCAGGCGCTAAGATCAGGGCGGGTGATATTGTTGGAGAAGATGCCGCGACACACTATGGAGACTTTGCAGATAAATACGCTGTCAATGCTACCTACGAGCAGGCACCCGGCGCAGGCACTGGTCAGCTCGAGGGCCTGTTAGGACTACCGTATGATAAGCGCCAAGAGTTTGAGGATGTGGCCAGTTGGATGAGCTCTAAGGGTATTGATGATTTGTATTCAAGCGGCGGACTACTTGCAGAACCTACAGAAACGATGGTGGGAGCGTATACGCCTCAATCAACCGGAATATTAGAAATTAATCCGGGTAAGGTGGCAAGGCCATTAGTGCAGTCAAGCGGCGGAGAAATAATACCTACAGAGGCGCGATTATTAGATATTGGTGAGTCGAGCCGGGCATATATTGATGTGCAAAATGCAGGCGCATATCACCGCGTAATACCTGATAGCCAGACAAAGGTTTCTGAGCGAACCGGGATTACAGTCGATCTTGACCAGTCACCTAAGCCAGAGAAAATGGCAGAGCTAAGCGCACTAGCCGAAAATTATGGTTTTTTTGCAGTCGATACGGGCAAGGGCGTGAATTTTATTAGCGATATTTATACGCCCATAGGTGCAGAGCGCACTGGCTCGTCTTTAGGTAAAGAGCTCAAGGGAGACTTGGGTAAAGAGATACAGGAGTTAACGGGAGCGCCATTTTCTAGGGCAAAAATACAAACTGGATATGAAGACTACGAAAGCGCATGGCAAGCGGGTGAAGGTTCAGGAGCGGCAACTAAACAATTTTTAGACAAGCTCGATGAGAATCCTACGTTTGCCTTGAATGTCGAGCCTGCATTGCAACGCAAAGCACTGGCAAACATAAGCCGGGATGATGCAATGAATTTACCACAAAGAGAAGATGTGCGAACCGCAAGAAAAATACTAATAGAAAAAGGTATTTCAGGCCTACGGCTCGCGCTTGAAAATAAAGCATTATTGCCGGCTACAGTTATGGGCGTTTTGTCCCCTGCTGTGATTTCTCAGATGAAGTCTGACGATGCACAGACGAGCGGTGGTTTGCTGACGGGAATTTAGCAACACGGTTTATTCTGGCCATGCGCTTAGCCTCCTCATAGGGGGTTTCATCGTAGTAAAAGCGCTCAGTTGCGCCGTTGTCGTAGGTTACATCTTTATATGGCATTAGTAGTCTCCTGTTTAGCTGTATGCCGCAAGTAGGATTAAATCGCGCAGATATTATAGCACCAATCAAGCGCTAGGATGAAAATAATGTTAAAATCGGCCAATAATCGGAGTAGATAATGGCACTAACAAATTACACAGAGCTGAAGGCCAGTATGGCGGACTTTCTTAACCGCCAAGACCTGACCGCAGTAATACCGACATTTATCAGTCTAGCAGAGGCTCAGATGGCCCGTGATGTACGTCACTGGCAGATGGAGAACCGGGCAACGGCTACCTTGAACGATCAGTATCTGACCCGTCCCAGCGACTGGGTGGAGACCATCCGCTTTACCATACTGGGCAATGGCACTAGACCCCTGCAGTTTCTAAGCACAGCAGCAATGGATGAGCGCAGAGCCAACAGTGACAATGTTGCTGGTGAGCCCCGGTTCTATCGACACATTGAGGACCAGTTTGAGGTATTCCCCTCACCTGATAGCAATGCCAGCGCAGAGCTGGTTTACCTGCAGAAAATACCCGCACTGTCAGACACCGCTACAAGCAACTGGTTGCTGTCTACGGCCCCTGACGTTTACCTATACGGTAGCCTTCTCCACTCGGCCCCTTACCTTGCAGAGGACGCTAGGGTGGCTGTATGGGCACAATTGTACAGTGCAGCGGTCCAGAGGCTGAATGAGGAGT